GTGGTGATCAAATGACATTCCAAGTCAGATGAAGGTCACTTTCAGACCCTGCCTGCGGTGAAACAGTGCCTATGGGTGGTTAGCCCGCCTGCGCGCCCACACAAACACAACATAGAGCAGCACCAACTACCACCACAGAGATCATAGGTAGCCTGGACCCGCCGGGCGACGATATGTGGCTGGGCTAATGTGATCAAACACTATGTGAATGTGGGCACAACAGCACGTAAGAACAAGTTATTTCGTTATCGTAGAATCGAGCTGGGTAAACAACACGTCGACCGAGGGTGTCCCAGTCGGTAGTGTTCCGCCAGTGCCCAACGTTATAATGGCAATTGAGCTAGTGGCAGTCGCGAACCCGACATACATAAATCGGGCGGACGCGGGGGAAGATCCTGGATACGGGGAATTCATGTAGCTGGAACTATCTGCTGTTGATGGACCCAGCAGATTAACAAAGTTCATTCCAGTGAGTGACACAGAGGGCGAGGCCACAATGGCGGTACTAGAGCCGCCCCACAACAACTGGGTTTCATACAACGCGCCGATCTGCAAACCGACAATATTCAACGTCGTAGAATTGGCCAATGCATAGGAAATATTGCCACTAGTTGCAGCAATAGTCGTGCCAAACGGCGCAGAATTGGTCACACCGGTAGACATAAAATGAAAACCGGGTAACTCCGCGCCCCCAGGTGGTAAATATGGCTTCAAAAACTCGACCTCATACGTAACCCACAACTCACCAATGTTGACATTGGTACCTTGGAAGCCTGTCGTGGCCACTTGAACGAAGCCTAGATCAGACAATCTTAAATCACTAGAGGTGCTGGTACTATCGATAGTCCGGACGTACAACTCACCGAGTACACTTTGATCACGCGCGCACTCAATCATGTGAATTACCGACTTCGATGGTTTGGTACTAATAGAAAATTCTGCATTCTCCATGGTCTGCTTGCTGGTATACGCTGGGGCGTTGGCGTTATACTCAGTCGCGAGTATCACGCTCCCCAATGCAGTGTTGGTGCTATTGAGGGCATCCGCAGACATCGAAATAAATTCAAAGCAGCACCCATGCATCTTGTACTGCTGGTAACACTGGGCAATATTGGACAACCACGGGAACGCACCTGACATACCGGGATTGAGTGCGAAGGAAGTAGAACTCCAGGCACCCGCTGTCCCCGACGTTGTGATGTCTCCAATGTACTCGCGATGTTTAACAATGTTACCTGGCTTTGAAGAAGCGAACTGGGGAGGATCTCCCCTTAACGTATTGTACCGAACCGGCTCAGAATTGGTGACATAGTCACCACTGCCTAATATAGTGCCAATGGCCCCGCCGACTGCGCGGGCCCACTTACCCACCCCTTTCCAAGGGAGCAAATTTCCTACATGTTCAGCCGCGTCAGCGAAGGGAGTAGGCACCTTCGCCCGGACAGTCGCCTGCGACGACTTGACAACTTGTTTGCGATTTTTCTTCCACTTACGGGTCATTTTATTCACGGACACGCTGATGACGAACAGCGGACTGTGCATTACATGGACGTAGACCGGTGGCCGTGCAGTCTCTTGGCATTTTGTTTAGCACGCATTCCAGCGATTTTGGCCACTTAACCATGTAACCCGTTAACTAGTTTAACGACTTTTCGGTCGAGTGCACAGCTCTCGTGGTCCTGGACAACCAATCAGAGGGCGGGAGAATGTACTTACCAAGGTCTACAAATGTATGAAGACGCTCCACCGGGACTGTGGAAAACGTTAACATCTGCATGGATAGCTCCTTTTCGAATGCAACCTGCTCGTCGGGCGACAAGCCAAACGCCAACCAAAACGATAGCCTGGCCTCAGGACAAATTTCACTATGGACCACGGCCATACCTTGACTCTTCTCAAGGATATGAGTTGGAAACAACTTGGTCTGACGGACATCAGCATGACGTCGCTTGGAGTTCTGCCTCTGGGCACGAACAACCATCGCGGTGGCACTCCGTCTAAACATGGAGTAAAACTCCTGTAAGACCGGCACCCCAGAGCACAAAGCGAGTCCTCCATCTCCCACAGCTTGCATCCACTTTTTACAATGCCGAATTGAGTGAAATTGATCTAGGCTAACGGTGTCTTTCTCAAGAACAGAAAAGACATTACGCACCATACGGTAACCATCACCAATACGCACAGGGTGTTGCTGGCAAAATTCGATCTTCTCTAGATCATACACGGGGGCTTCAACCTTCATGTTAAAGCCCAACTCGCGGAACCACGTATCCAATCCGCGAGTGAAGCGTTCAAGGTCGGGACGCTCCATAATGACGACACAATCATCGCCATTATTTGCCAATTGTGCATCAACTGAACAATGACGCAAGTATGAATGAACCATACAACACATAAGAATGCAGTTGCCCAATCCGGTGTTCATATCGCCCGAACACCTACCACCCTTGGTGGTAAAGGATAACCTGCCATTCTTGCAAAACCCACGTGCGCGGGTAAACAACTGGTGCTTCAAGATTTTGTGTAAGTCGGCGCGATCTCGCTCGACAAATGGGGCTTCTAAAATGGAGTGCTCAAACTTGAGCATGTCCACTGAGACATGCTGATCAAACCTACTAGCATCGAGACCCACAGCAACTGGGTCAACGAAACCACTCCACTTCTGAGCCATGTAGTCCCCCATTTGATTTGCATCCATTCCTTTAAAAACGGTCTTCTGTCCAAACATCTGGTCCAACGCCTGGTAGTACTGTGATTCAATGGGTTTGATAAATCTTCCTAAGGCAACATTGTAGACTGGTGACCTTGGAGATATAACACGTGGGACCGCATCGGGCTTTGCGGTAAAATCGACCTTCTCAAACTTATTAAAAATTTGAATCCCACAGTGTTTTCTCTGAAGCCCCAAGTCCAACAGTTCCTTGGCAGCCCGAGTGTAGCGCACGTTCTGCGATCCCTGGTATAATCCTGGAAAGTCGAGGATTTCCATCGGGGAGGCGTACTTGAGACTACTACAAATAAGACTGCGTTCGAAACTGAGGCGTGCTTCCACCAGCCCTCTGACAGGTTTAGGTGGTGGCTGAAACGTCCCATCGTCCCCTTTAACATAGAAGACCCGTTCCAATACCGCACGTTCTAGAGCAACAATGTCTTTATTATACGCAGATATATAATGCGAGTTCGTTGAACCACCAAGACGACTCACACTACGTTGAGGAGGGCTAGTACCATACCTTCGCACCTTCACCTGGTCCGAGCGTGCTGTGGATGGCTTACAGCATACTCCAGGTACGATGGCATGGCACCCCTAATCATAACTCACACCACTTGGCCTCATCCAAGTGGCGGGATTCCACCAACTACCACCCATACGGGTAACGTATTTCCGTTCAAATACTGCGCGATCTGGTCCGGCATACAACAACAATTCCGAATCCACCTCTTCTTTGGTCGGTATGAGCCACAATGCACAAATGCGTGGAACCAACATACCGATTTGCTGCTCCCGAAGACCATGGGCGCGGCAACGATCCGCAACCCACCTCTTTACGACCATTCGCTGGGCCGCACTCCTTGAGGTGGGGCAAAGGGGAAATTGAGCCTTTGCCTCCCAGGCCATTGTACGAGTGAAATTCGATCTTGTGCGCTTGCCAATGAAGGGGGTAGCGCTACCCGCTGTGGCCTGACGCGATACATCAACCACATGGGAGTCGAGACTGGTGCGCTCGAAAAGGACCTCGGGCTCAACATCATCGACCTCCTCAGACCACATAGCCTCCAAACCAGCCTTCTCCGTTCGATACATTTTCTCGATACGCCTAGGGACATAGCTGGTCAAGAGCCACTCAACGACAACGAAACGTAGAACTTTCCATAGGCCAAAAGCCACCACCGCGCTCAACGCGATGGGTATAACAGATTCGAAGAACATAATTGAGATTTGGTGTTTTGATTTTATATCCACGAATGCTTTGTGATAATTATTATTGAACAATTATCACTGGGGTCG